TTTAGTAGCAGCTTGTAAGTCTTCAGCAAATTTTTGAGCATCAAAATCAACATTCACATTTGAGAATTTACCTAATGCCGTTGCAAAATCATCAAATGCATCTGCACCAGCTTGTACTGATGCCGCATTATTACCTAATTCAATTGCTTGATCAATTGGATTTTTTGTACCTGTAAAAAATGATATTACACTTGCACCAAGATCTGCAATTGCGTTTAATCCTTTACCACCTGCAAAAGCTGCAAGGCCAGCACCTAAACTTGCAAGAGCAGTCATTGCAGTTTCTATTTGAACTGGATCTGCTTCTTGTCCAATAGTTAATAAGGTTTCAACTTCTCTTTTAATATCTTCTGCAAAATTATCACCTGCTGTAAACATTGTTAATGCATCAGCTGCACCAGCTGCGCCTTTCGCGGTTGAAAATGCTAATAATCCAGCAGTAATACCGCCCATAGTACCAATAAATGCTGCAGTATCCCAACCAAGGTTTGGTAAAGATCCTATTGAAAGTAATGATTCAACTTCAGCTTTAATATCTGCACCAAAATTATCGCCGGCGCTAAATTTTCCAACTGCATCTGCAACTCCAGCCGCGCCTTTACCTACTGCAAATGCTGCAAGTCCAACTCCTAATCCTGTAAGAGTAGCAACTAAACCAGCAGTATCCCAAAAACCAAGTTGATCTATAGATAAAAGAGTTTCTACATTATTTTTTATTTTTGTAGCCCAATCTTCTCCACTACTAAATTTTGCTACAGCTTCACCAATTCCTCCAGCAGCTGAGCCAAATCCAAATGCAGCTAAACCAATACCTATACCACCAAGTGCTAGTGCTAAAGCTCCTCCTTCAGCAAGCATTGCTCCAGCTCCACCAACTTCATCATTTATTGCAATTAAACTAAGAACATTTTCCTTAATTCTATCAGTCCAACCTTCTTCTAAAAATTTATCTACTACCCCAGCAACTCCAGCTCCGATACCGAATGCTGCTAAACCAATTCCAATTCCACCTAGTGCAAGTGCTAGTGTTCCACCATCAACTAATAAATTACCACCAGCTTCTTCAACGTCTTTATTAATACCAACTAATTTTTGTACATTTTCTGATATTTTATCAACATTCATATTCTCAAAGGTTTCAATAAGTTTAGGTGCGGTATAAAATACAGCTGCAAGTCCTATACCTAATCCAGCTCCTGCTATTCCAACTCCAGATAGTAGACCACCTAGTTTACCAGCTATACCACCTTTACTTTCAGCAGCAACTGTTTGATTTGCAGTTTCTTTTGGCAGTTTACGTAATTCATCACGTATTTCTTCAAAGATAGTCATTCTTTCCATTTGATCTTCTTGACCCTGTAACTTATTAGAGTCAATCATATCTTGGAAGTTTTCAAAACCATAAACGGTACGTGCTTGAAAGTCATTCATAACTTTCTGCATGTTTTTCATTTCTAATAAATGTCTTCGAGTATTTTGACCATCATTAGCAATTTTATTGGTAGACTTATTATTAGCCTCCATTAATGCTATTAGATCAGATATACCTTTTCCGCCTAATGGTTTTTTATCTTCTGCCATTTAATTATTTTCCGCCAAATGCTCTTCCAGCTTCACTAATACCAAATGCACCTAATGTAACCACTACAAAAGATGTATAAATTGTATCAGAGATAACTAAATCTTTTCCCATAAATGCAGTGATTAGATCGCATATACCAAAAATTGTCATTAATGCAAATGATATAAATCCAATTATTGCCTTTTCATTTACATCATTATCATCTAAAAAGATGTCCATGAATTTTCTTTCTGGTGGAGCAAGTCTTTTCTTTGCTTCTGCAGCTTCAAGTTGCATTTCCTTAATAGTATCTTCAGCCTTATCAAGCTTATCAATAAGACCCATATACTTATCTAAATCTATTTCAACTTCGTTACGACTATTGTCTTGTCCTTCAGCCATTATCTTCTCCTTCTATTCATACTTTGTATGCGTTCGTTTTCTGTTTTAATATGTTCCTGTAGTAGAGCTAAGTATATCTCCCTCTCCCACGGCATCATATTTTCAATCTCAGTAAGACTATACTTATGATGTTGCATTAAAGCAAAATTAGTCTGATAAAAATTAGTCAAACTATCATGCGAGAGGCCTATGAAAAAAAACTTTGTAATCCTTTTAATTCAAGTTTATTTTTCTTAGAACACTTAACACATTCATAATCTGATTCATAATGTAAGGCAGGAACACTTAAAAAGAACTGTTGTATTTTTTTAAATTGTTCACTGCTTAATGAATCAATAAAAGCTTGTACTTCTTCTGCTGATTCATTCTTCACATCATATACGTTATCATTATCAAATATTGTATCAATACATTTTGTAATTAAATCCATAACACCATCAATCGAATTTAACCTTTCTGGATCTAAAGATCCAATCATTTCCATTGATGGGTATTTCATTTGAACTCCTACTCCTGTAGATTCGTCCAATGTAATCAATCTATCAAGATTTTTATTAATAATATTAACATCATTAATATCAATTACAATTGGTGTAACACCAGTGCATTCTTCATCTTGACATTTTGCTTGTAGATTCATTTTTTCACCTACAGATTTACCACGTAAATGTAAGAACAAATATTCTATATCAAATACTGTAAGCTCTTCTAGGCTTTGTAGATCATAGCAAGATAATATTATATTTCTTACTGCTTGTGAAATCTGAACTACATCATTAGATTCTAAAGCAATCATTAGTACCTTTTCTTCTTTTACAAGATAAGGTCTCATATTAATAAGTTCTCCAGTACTAGGTAATTCTACCTGATATTGAGGAACATTCAGTTTGGGTAATCCCATTTTTTTCTCCTATTATGTTATCAAATCAAGGGCACTTGAAATAGCACTTGCAGTACTACTCAATGGACCTTCTGGTATAAAGTTATCATAACTTAAAGTCACAGTTAATTCTTGAACAGTATTTTCACTACTGTTATCAAGTTCTATAGCAGTTACGGTTGTTGGAAATGCATTTTGCAATTTAACACCATACACTGGTACATTTTTATCATTCACCTGTTGTATAATTACATCAGTTGAAAAATCCTTTTTATATCCTATTTGATAATTGGCCATATCAATAACAGATGATTCCCAGTTATCAAATAGAACTTTTATATAATAATCGTTTGTAAGTAAAAATTTTAATTGCACATCTTCATTTATTGCGGTATATGGTATTGGCACCTGTTGTTTATGTGCTTGGTAATCTATTGTAGTAATTTGTCTTCCTGGAATTTGAGCGCTTTGACATAATAGCGATATGTCTCTTGGGTCATTAATTAAGTTACGTGCACTAAAAGTTCCAGAAAGTAATGATCCTACTAATACTTCTGGATTTAAATTTAATAATGATTGTGTAGGTGGTGTAAAGATTATATTAAATCTATTTGCTTTGGCCAATCCACCTTTCTTAGATATTAATGATTTTAAATTATCAATATTGCTCATTAGCTTCTCGCAATTTTAAGACTTTCTTGCCATACAGATGTCTTACTCTTCTTCTTAAATTGTTCTATTGGTAAAAATATTGCTATCTCCCACTCAGACATTGGTACTCTTGATATACGAGATGCAATATGATTACCTAGGTAATGTTTAAAACATGGCTTAAATTCTTTATATTTTCTTACACCATTTAAAAGATTATATCTTAATTTAGTAAGTCTTGTATTATCTTTTATGTTATTTGGAGCTAAATTCATAAGTTCATCTAAAAATCTAGCTCTTACACCATAATTTAAATAGTGTAAGTTTAATCCATAGAATCCACCAGGTGCAGGATCAACCATTATAGTCAAAGGAAATCTATCATAATAGGGTAATGTTTCCTTATGTTTTGGATCGTAAAAATACATATACATATTACCTCGTATTTCTCTTGAGGTTTTTTCTAAAGCCGAATCTCTTAAGATGCTTTGTCTACTTGGAACTTGTAATTCTTGAACTTTTTTCTGAAACCAATTTCTAGACTGCTTTGTTCGAGCAGTAACTCCAGCCCTAAAAGCTTGTGCCTGTAATGTATCGAATAAACTTGCCATATAAACTATTTATAAAAAAATTATAGTACTTTGATGCCGAGATTCTTTAAAGTTTCTTCAGTCCATACTTGAAATTTCCATCCATTATGTTCAGCAAACTTATTGGCAGCTTCCCATTTATCATTGTTTTTGATATAGGTTAACTGTTCATTGATAAACTTTTTAGTCTTACGCGACCTAGGTTTAGGTGGTTGTGTTTCTTTTTTAGGTTTAATTTCTATGAGATACGTCTTTTTATTATCCATTTGAATTAATAAATCAACATAATATCTATGAAGTTTTTTATCAATAGATGATACATAGGGCACTACGACCTCTTCTGAATTCCAGAGTTTTACTTTTGGATTATTTTCACACCATCGAAACGTATTGCGTTCCCATAAAGAACGATATATTACTTTTTTAACGTCACCAGCATACTTATCTGGATTTTTAATTGTATATCTACCTTTGTAACTCATATAAATAACCTATATAGTTTTATTTATTTATACAGGAAAAAACAATGTCAGATAGTCAAATTTTAAAATTTCCAAGCGATCTAGGCAGATATGCTGAACAAGGTCATGCTCATATGCGTATTGAGATTGAAGAAAGAGTTGGCGATACTACAATAAGACCATATTGTATCCATACGTACATACCTATAGGTATTACTGTAGGAGATGGCCAAACCTATTCAAATTTAGATAAAGGTATAATGGGTAAAGGAATAGATATTGTTAGAAGTAAAATGGGATTAGGTGGTGAAGGTTCTACAGGATTTACTAAACAAGACTTAGTTGTAGGTGGAGCTGAAACTTTAGGTAGATTTGCTTCTGATGTTGATGCATTTTTTGGTGGATTTACAAATGCAGAATCTGCAAGAAGAATAGGTCTTTTAGAAGCTGGTGTAGCATTAAATCCAAATACAGTAGTAGCTTATGATGCCCCTAGTATTAGAACATTCAATTTTACATTTAAGTTTGTTGCTGAATCTGCTGAAGAAGCAGAAACTGCAAAAGAAATTATTAATGTATTTAGAAATTATATGTATCCAGAGAGAGTCGGTGTATTGGCATTACAATATCCAGCAAAATTTCATATAAAATTTTATGCTGGTGAAGATGAAAATTTACATATGCCTATTATAATGCCATGTTATTTACAAAATTTAGAAACAACATATAATGCAACAGGAAATACTTTTCATAGAGATGGTGCTCCAATAGAATTAGATATGGCATTAACCCTTACAGAAACAAAAACATTAGTTCGTCAAGATTTATATGATAACTATCCAGGTCTTGACCCAAGTGAAGAAGCTACACAAGAACAAATAGATGCTGAAACCGAAGCAACAGAAGCTGGTGAAGAAACTCAGCCAGGAGGTTAATAAATGTCGTTTTTTAAACAATTTCCAAAAGTAGAATATGATTTTAATCTTACAGGTGTCAAACAAAATATGGTTGATATCTTTCGAGGTGTTAGACCATTACCTACCTTTTTAGATAATTTTTCTGCTTATAAATTTTATGAAATTAAAAATGGTGAAAGACCTGATATAGTTTCAAGAAGATTATACAAAAATCCAGATTTTTATTGGACATTTTTTGTTGTTAATGATTTTTTACATGATGGATATCGAGCATGGCCATTGAGTCAAGAAAATCTTTTCGATTATATTAATAAAGAATACGAAGGATTTGTTATTGAAACAAATCCACAATTAATTAAAACGGGTGATGGCTTAATAACTGAGTATAGAAATAGTATTTCTGGACGATTTACACTAGGTGAAGAAATAAGAGGTGCAACATCTGGTGCCATAGGAAAACTTACTAAAAAACATATTGATATGAACCAATTAATCATTCAAGATGTAACGGGTACTTTTGTTGGAGATCCTGATGCTATACCTAACGTAACAGAATTGATTGTAGGTCAAAGTTCTGGTGATAGTGTTTCAACATATCAAGTATGGAAATTTGCTGATGCTCCATATTATTATTATGATGAAAATGATGGTGATAAGAAACCAGTATCAAGTGCATCACATTTTTCTTCTGGTTCTACGGGTGGTGTTGCAAGAAGTGATCTTGCATATGAAACATATCGTGATCATGAATTTCATATAAATGAAGAAAGATCTAAAATACGTTATGTTGACCCTAGGTATATTGGTCAATTTATTGATAAATTTAAAACTGCGATAAATGCTTAGTTCATATCAAAACAGTCCTAATACTTTTAAAGCAAATGCATTTGAATTAAATGAATTAAGGTTGTATACAAATTTAAATCAATCTGATCAATGGATTGATTTAAAAGCTAATGTAACATCAATTACAATCAAAGAAAGCTTATTTACAAATGGATTAACTGCAGAGATAAGAGTTGAAGATGCTAGAAGTTTATTAGAAGCTTTTAAAATAACAGGTAATGAAAAAATTGAATTGCATATATCAAGAAGTGAAATAACTGGAGAAACTAAAGAATATAAGTTTGATTTATATATTGCTGAAATTAATGAATATTCACGAACACAAGCTGGTATGCAATCTTATAATTTAAAATGCATTTCATTACATCTTTATAATAATCAATTTATTACTCTTGTTAAACCATTTAATGGTTCATATGGTAGTATTATTAAAGACATATGTAAAACAAATCTTAAAATATCAAACGATAAATTAGATATTAGCACATCAACTGGTGTAGGTAAAGGTATATTTCCAAGATTAAAACCACATAGTGCAATACAATGGTTATTAAAAAATTGTATTGATAATGGAACACCATTCTTTTTTTATGAAACAATACAAGGTAAAGTTAAATTAAAATCATATAAAGAATTATTAGATCAAGATGTTTATGCTGAATATAATAATTTACCATTTCTTGATAATGATATAACAAAAAATGATAATGCAATTGATGCTTTTAATGAAGAATTAAGAAAAATTAGATCTCTTTCATCTGATTTTAATATATCAAAATTTAAATCTGCGTCTGAAGGCGTATATGGTTCTCAAGTATTTAATCTTGATATAGCTACTAAAAAAATGGAAAAGATTGTTTATAATTTTAAAGATGATCCTATTAAAAGATTAAATGAACATAAATCATTTAGTAGTAATGTTGAGTTTCTTGATAGAAAATTAGATACACATACAGAAGGCAAAAATTATTTTATATCAAAAAATAGTTTAGCATTTAATAATCTCAAAAATTATCATAATGCATTTGGCCAAGATAATTTAGAAGCTTCGTCAAGATTATATAATTTAAACTCATTAACTCAAGAATTTACCATTCCAGGAGATTTTGATTTAGAACTTGGTGGTTTAGTAGATTTATATATACAAAAAGTTGGTGCTGATGCAAATGAAGAAGCAAAAGATCAATATCTATCAGGAAAATATTTAGTAGCAGGTAAAGTACATACTTTTACAGGTCAAGGTTATTATATGAAAGTTAAATTGAAAAAAGATTCTTTCTTAGAAAGTGCAGATGAAATATTAAAAATTACTAGAGATGAATAATGATAAGAGATGATATGTATTTAAGCACTCAATTCTCCTGGTTTACAGGAGTAGTTGAAGATAGATTTGATCCCGAAGAAATGAATCGTGTAAAGGTTCGTTGCTTTGGTTTTCATACGGAAGATAAAAAAATACTTAGCACTGAAGATTTACCTTGGGCCACAGTGATGATGCCAGTAGGAGATGCCGGAACATCTGGTATCGGAACAACTCCTCATGGATTAATGGAAGGTAGCTGGGTAGTTGGATTTTTTAGAGATGGC